GGTTTCATGCGAATGGCTGTTGACAATGCTGTACTTTCTGGTAACCTTCTGATTGAGATAGATGAAACTAATCTAGTTCCGGGTCAGGACATGAGTGTGTATCCTGGCAAGGTCTTTCGCAGACAAGGCGGTGCACCTGGTCAAGCTATCTTCGGCACTAAGTTTCCAAACGTTGCAGGTGAAAACATGCAGCTATTTGACAAAGCAAGAGTATTAGCAGATGAGTCAACTGGTTTCCCATCTTTCGCTCATGGTCAAACAGGCGTTACTGGAGTTGGTCGTACTGCTTCTGGTATTTCTATGCTTATGTCTGCTGCCAACGGTAGCATTAGGACTGTTGTAAAGAACGTAGACGATTATCTTATAGCACCTATAGGTAGAGCATTCTTTGCATTCAATATGCAGTTTGACTTTGATGAAAGTATACGTGGTGACTTAGAGGTAAAAGCTAACGGTACGGAAAGCCTGATGGCTAACGAAGTACGCAGCCAACGCTTGATGCAATTCTTACAGGTGGCTTCTAACCCAATGTTAGCACCTTTTGCTAAGATGGATTATATTGTACGAGAGATTGCTAAGAGCATGGATCTAGACCCTGACAAAGTTACAAACTCTATGGCAGATGCTGCAATACAAGCTGAGATAATGAGAGCATTTCAACCACCTACTCCACCACCTCAAGCTCCAGTTCCTCCAGAGGAAGAGGGCGCACAGCCACAACAAGCTCCTGCAGGTGCTGATGTACAAGACCAAACAGGAGCAGGTGGAGGTAATATAGGTACAGGTGTAGCTCCTGTTCCTGGTGAGCAAGGCTTTAGCGGTAATGTCGCTTAAATCTTTTGTAAATAACAAAAAGGAATGGGATTCATTCTGTGAAGAATTAGATGTTTGGATTGCCGAAGAACATAAAAAACTAGAACAAGCAGAGAGCACTATGCAATTGCATCGTTCTCAAGGCTCTGTGTCTACACTACGTAGATTAAAATATTTGAGGGATAAAATTAATGGCACTAAATGAAGACGATCAAATGCAAGCAGTATTCATATCTACTCGAACACCTGTTGAGATAGATCCAGTATCAGGCAATGAAGTACCCCCAGGCTCTTTACCTGAAGAAGTGAGAGATGATATTCCTGCACAACTAAGTGAAGGTGAGTATGTAGTACCTGCTGATGTTCTTCGTTTTTACGGTATGAAGTTCTTTGAAGACTTAAGAGAAACAGCTAAGATTGAATTAGCTCGTATGGATGCAGAAGGACGTATTGGTGGTGAACCAGTAGAGCCAATGCAACAAGATGACTTAACTCCTGAAGAGATGGCTGAGATTGAAAAAATGACTATGGCTGTTGGTGGCTTTGCTACACAACAACCTACACAATCTACACAGCCTGATCCGTACCAACAACAGCAGATGATGTATCGACAAGGTGCACCTGTTGCTATGGGTAACGCAGGTTATGATGGAGGTGGTCAAGTAAGAGGTTATAACAGTTCAAGTGTAGTAACTCCTCCCCCACCTCCAGTTGCCCCACCTCCTCCAGTAACACCTGTACCTGCTAATACTCAGGCGCAGTTAGACTTCTCACAGTTTGGTGCAGGGTTTAGTTTCTCACCACAGGCACAAGATAATTTAGAACAAATAAGTCAAGCTGCATCCCCAACACCTGAGTTTACTCCTGTGACTATGTATGGTCCTAATAACGGTAAGCCTGTAGTTGAAGCTAAAACGCTAGAGCAGTATAATAAATTATTAGCTGAAGGGTATACTCTAACACCTCCTGTTATTGATAATGATAATGGAGGTGGCGGTGGAGATGATAAAGATCCACCAGATCCTACCGCTTGGGCAGACGATTTAGACTTTACAGATACAGATGCAATGAATGCTCTCGTTGATGAATATCTAGCAGTTGCAACAGGTGAAAAAGAAGCAGATGGAAAACTTCCAGGTTTTCTTGGTGCAGCTACTCAAGGAATAGATAAGCTTCAAGGTGTAGCTCGTTCTTATGCTCTTGCTAATATGGTTGAAATATTTAACCCTGAAGCAGCAGAAGAAATGAGAAATAAAATAGATGCAGTACCAAAAGATGGTATATTTAAAATAGTTCCAGAAGGTTTATACAATGGTACTCAAATAACATCTTTACTAAAAAGTAAATTTGGAGCAACAGCAGGGGATATACTTAGCTCCTTTGGTTTAAGGAAGTATGGTAAAACCTATGGTAGCCCTGCTAATGTATTACCTGATGATGCAACACCAACTGCAGGTACTAATAAAGATAAAGACAATAATATAACAGCAACTAATACAAGTAGTCAGGCAGCAGGAAGTGCTTTACAAAATTTACAAGATAATGAAAGTACTTATTTAGAAACAGCAGCAGAAACTGGTGGTGAATCTAACGTAGCTGCAACACAACAAAATATAGATGATTTAGAAACTGCACTTTCAGCAGGAAGTCAAAACCCTTCTGGTACGATAAGCTTAAAAGAAGGTGGACTAGCAAGTAAAACTAAAAAGAAGAAAAGTAAAAAGTAATTCCATATAACTATAAGGCTACCCAGTTTAATTACTGGCCCCAACATAAGGAGAAAACAAAATGGCTGAAGTAGAACAGGTAGAGGTGCATTCCGCATCTCATATGCGTAACCAAGCAAGAATCGACAAGGATGAAGCAGAGCTACGTGAAATGCTAAAAGAAGCAGGGTATACACAGGAAGATGAAACCCCAGAAGAAACTGCTGAAGCTAAACCCGATAGCAAAGAGCCTGAAACAAAACCAGTACAGGCAGAAGGTGATTCCAAACAAAAAGAAGAGCCTAAAGCAGAAGCACAAGAAGCAGATAACGATGCAGACTTAAGTGCTGAAGAGAAGACTTTCAAGCAACGCTATGGTGACATCAGGCGGCACATGAAAGATAAAGAACAGGAGTGGAAGCTCAGGTTTGAGAAGCTAGAAGCACAGCTAGAGTCTGCAACTAAGAATGAGCTTGTACTACCTAAATCGGAAAAAGAGATAGAAGCTTGGTCTAAGAAGTATCCTGATGTAGCAGGTATAGTAGAAGCTATAGCAGATAAGAAAGCACAAGAACGTTCATCCGATATAGACAAGCGTTTGAAAGAAGTAGAAGAGTTAAGAGTTACAGCTAAACGTGAAAAAGCTGAAGCTGAACTATCAGCACTTCATCCTGACTTTACTGAAATACGTGCTGATGATACATTCCACGAGTGGGCTAAAGAACAACCTAAGTGGGTACAGGATGCTTTGTATGAAAATGTAGATGATGCTAAGTCTGTATCTCGTGTAATTGATTTATATAAAGCAGATAAAGGTATTACAACGAAAGAAAAGAAGCCTGTAAAAGATAAAGGTGCAGCAGCTTCTGTAACAACAAAACGTAATACGACACCTAGTGACAGTGAGGAATCTACGTATATTAGAGAATCGCAGGTAGCTAAGATGTCAATGAAAGAATATGAGAAGAGGGCAGAAGAGATAATGGATGCCCAACGCTCAGGAAAGTTTATTTATGATATGTCAAGAAAATAGTTGACAAAAGAAATTTCATAAGTAAAACTATGGCATATACACCATAACTGTGTGTATGCTTTAACAAGCACTAGCCACAAAAAGACTTACCTCAAAGTATAGGCCCAGTGCAGACAGGTAGGCCAACCTTTCTGTAAACTGACTACCCTACAACTAAGAGCCTCTTTATAGTGGATATGTAGTGTCAATTCTCACGCCATATCTATAAAGGAGATTTAACTATGGCTATCGGTGTTGCCTCTGGCAAAACAGGATTTGACGGCAATTTCAGCCCGATTATCTATTCCAAACAAGCGCAGATCGCTCTAAGAAAAGCATCTGTTGCAAACGCAATCACTAACAACTCCTACTTCGGAGAGATTGCAAACCAAGGTGATGTAGTTCGTATCCAGAAAGAGCCTGACGTAACAGTCAACGCTTTGGAGCGTAAAACTGCAATCAGTGTAGAAGACTTAGATGACAGCGAGTTTTCACTAACCATTGACAAAGCTAACTACTTTGCTTTCAAAATGGATGACATTGAAGATCAGTTCGCATCTGTTGACTTCGTAAGCCTAGCTGCAGATAGAGCAGCATACAAAATGGCTGACGCAATGGACGCTGACTTACTTCAGTATATGTCAGGTCACTCTGGTGCAGGTGCTATCACTACCTCAACTTCAGGTACAGCACAGCATCCAACAGCAAACGAGCTAAATGGTGAATTTCTAAAAGCTAACCGTTTAGATGCATCTGACATTGGTCACATCACAACCTCAGCTTCATCAGGTACAACTGGTGACTCCATTCCTCTAGCTGCACGTCTTCCAGGTGCAACAGCGTTGTCCACAGCAGTGACATCTCCGTTGACTGTGATTGCACGTATGGCTCGTCAGATGGATACAGCAAATGTTGACTCACGAGGCAGGTGGCTTGTTGTTGACCCGGTGTTTATGGAAATCTTGAAAGACGAAGACTCACGTCTATTAAATTCTGATTTCGGTGGCTCAGGTCTACAAAACGGACTAGCTGTTAACAACTTGCATGGCTTTAGAGTCTATGTATCTAACAACCTACCTGCTAAAGGTACAGGTGCAGGTACATCAGGTTCATCAGCACAAGACGATCATTACGGTGTTATCTTGGCAGGTCAGGAAGATGCGGTTGCTTCTGCAGAGCAGATCAACAAAGTTGAAAACTACCGTGATCCAGACTCATTTGCAGACATTGTACGTGGTATGCACCTATACG